CCCGCGAACCTAGCGGTGGTTCCGTCAAAGGACTTCACGCTAGACCATCCCGTGCCCCAGAAAAACAGGTTGTCGAGGAGAAATGACCCCCACGACAAGGTTGACGGCATTGTTGTGATGCCGGTGACGGTCCCGACCGCCCCAAGTTCGAGTGCCTTGACGGCGTTCCCCTGGCCGAACAGAATCCTTCGCTCCCAGAGCGAGGTCTTCAACTGCTGGATCGCTACGGCGGAATGAATCGAGACTGCGCTGACGGTTGACATCGTGACGTTCGAATACCCATGTCTCAGTTTCAGGTACCCGGCTTCCGCCCTAACCCAATTCACCGACCGGAGACACTTACCCGGTGGCATGGCCAGCGGATTCGACCGCGAGTCAACCCCACCAAACGCGAAGGCTTCTACAACTCTACCCGTGGGCACCTAGACCTCAACTCGGCGCACTCGGAACTGGTGTCGCATCCATCCCGACCGCCTCGGCTACCAGCGGAAATGTCTGAGCCAGTTCATCGCTTATGACCAGTTCCCGGTCGCAGACCTCGACAAAGAACTCGTGGAACCCATCCGTGTGGAACTTCAGCCAGTACGATTTCGGCCATGCCCCGGACCCGCATCCCATTCCTCGACCTCCAAACCGGTAGGCCTCGGGATGGTGCTTGCGGACCGGAACAACGTTCGTGTGCAGATGGTCCTGATGAACGAAAACGGCCTCCATCAGTTCGTACTCCTCACAGTCGCATCGGAGTCAGATGTGCGAAGTTCAGTCACAGCCTCCTGAGATGGCGAGTTAAACGCCTTTAACCTCTCCAAGGCGCGCTCGAAGTCCCTGTCGGCCACCACAAATCGAGAATCCTTCTGGCCAAACAGGTGTAGGTAAACCCGCCGGATCAGGGCCAAGAGTGGGACGTTGTGGTATGTCGGTGGGATGAGGGGGATTTCATCGTCCGAGACATCGCCGTGGATGTTGAATCCCGCCCAGTACGTTATCTGGTAAGTTGCCACCGCGTCGGGATTCATCTTCAGGCACAGGGTTAGCGGTGCTCCAGGATAGGGGAAGTACACACTCGGTTCCCCCTGCGTGGTGTCAGCCAGAAATGCCTGGACGTTGTCTTCGTCACCCTCGAAGTAGAGTTTGTCCGCACTGCCGTCCGCATTCAGTCGGTACACTGAGATGATTTGCTCAAGGTCATCTGCTTCGTCCAAGCCAGCCTTCGACAGGTCGTACTCGGACGTCCCCACCACGGAGTCCACCGTCGCCACCTTGCGGCGCCACCAGTACCGCTTCTCCTGGATGATCTGAGAGATTTCTAGGTCTAGCCAGGCCTTGAGATTCAACTTAATCCCACGCCCTTCGGCGAGTTCGGTAGCGAGGTCAATAATCTGTTGCTTCGTGTAGGCCAACTCTACGCCCCCGTCGCTTTCAGAGTTCGAACGGCTTTCGCCTCTTCGGTTAATCCGACGACCCCTTCGATGTAGGCTTTTTGGTGCTCGAAGAAGTCCTTGATTGAGTATGGGTAATCCCCGACATGCCCCGGCGTCACTGAAGTGTCGCAGTAGATCTGAAACCCGATGCGCTGGGCCTTCCACGAAAACGAAATATCCTCTCCAAACTCGCCGCCCAGTGGTCCCCATTTGAATCGAAACCACCACCCTCTTCCGTCTTTGGCGTATTCCTTGGGGTGGTAGGCGCGGGCAACGTCTTCAATCACCCTTCGGCTGAGAAGCAGAAACCCAGTCCCTATCGCGTCCACCTCGATAAGACCTCCGTGCGGCCACTCGATCAGCGCCCCGTAGTTCTGGGTTTCCTCCATCCACTGCCGAATCGTCGGCCTGGGTGGGTCCTGACGCTGCGTGCAGAGTCCGCCGACGATGTCCTTTTTGTGCGCTAGAAGTCGGTCGAGATAATCCGGCTCGGGGACGATGTCGTCATCCATGAAGAGAACATAATCGCAGTTCGGTCGGCGTTGCTCCAAGAGCACGTTCCTCGTCCAGTGAATCACGGAAGAGGACAGGCGCGGCGGCATGAAGATGTCGTGTTTTCCCTTCGGGCATTCCGATGGATGATGGATTTCACGCGGGTCGACGCGACCCTTCGAAAGGTGCGCCGTCTGAATGGCCCTCATCGTGCATTTGCAGGCGGAGAACGCCATCATCTGGTTTGTAGCTTCCCACATAAGCGGCTGGGGGAGCCGGTACTGGGGTACCAGGATATCGACCACGGCCATCTATCCACCTACCATGTCAGCTTCCGTGTCCGCCCGCAGCTCGTCAGAGAGTAGTTTCTTCTTTCCGTACACCTGACTCCCAAGCCAAATGATTCTGCCCGAATGAACATGGAAATGCGGTTGACCGTGTGGACACCACGGCCACAGACCGATGCCCGTCTCGTTCCCGCACTTCGGGCAGATTTCTCGGTCAGTGCTTTCGACCGAGCTTTTCTCCGCCACCGGCATCTCCCGCCGAACTCGCCTTTTCCGCCCTCAGCTTTACCAGTTCCGCTTGCTGCTCATCGAGGAGCGTCTGCATCTCGGTCACTTTCGTGGTCGCCCGTTGAGCCCGGATTTCTGGAGACAGGCGTTTGGCAACGAATTCATCTTCGGTGCAGAGCGACGGATTGCGGTCGAGAGTTTCCTGCTCCTCTGCATCCGTCGAGGTATAGCGACCGGCGAGGAAACTGGCGTGGGCGCCGGGGATGCGGATAACCGCACCCTTGCCCTCGGCGGCAGGGACCGTTTGGTCGGCCTTCCAGTGAATTACAAGGCCGAGGCTGTCGGCACTCCAGTACTTTTTCGGTGCCACCGAGTGCTTCCGGCCTTCCTCGCCACAACACCCGAACCACTGGCCAGTCAAAAACTCTTCATCGCACGTCGTGCATTTCCACTTTCTGCGAGTACCCATAAGACTCCCGTGACCTCAAGGGCCAGGAAAGGCCGGAGGGCGTTGGAATCGCCCTCCGACCGATGTTCCCGAGCCGCGAGGTCTCACAAATCGGAGGTTCACGCGTACCGTGGCAACGCCGTTTCACGCATAAGCAGAGCAATTAAAACCTCTGCTATGCTTCTTCTCGTTCACGACGATCCACGCGAGTTCGCCCCGGACTTCGTGGGTGGTGGCGTCCGCCCCAGCCTTGACCACGTCCCTGTAGAGCGCCACGTCACGGTTGACGCCGTTGCCGTTGAGGTAGAAGAGAGTCACAGCTTCCAGGTCAATGATGTAGAACTCATCGTTGTACCCGGCCTGTGACGCAACCCCCGCCTCCATCAGCCAGTTCGGAGCCAGGAGCAACTCGCCGTGCGGCAACATGAACCGCTTGATGTTGACACCAAAGACGGTGCTTTCCACTTCAGTCTTCAGGGCGTTCTGCGCGAAGTAGTTGATCCCTGAATGGACTGCCGGCGCAGCAATGAGCAACTTGCGGTGCTGGCTGTACCGGAAGGCAGTCTCCGACACGGTGTTCCACTTCGTCAGGGTGGCAGTCGTCGCCATGTCGTTGACGTTCGTGCTGACGCGCGACTTGAACCCCATCGTGGTGCGCACGCTCGCAGGAGCCGCAAGACTTTCCGAAGCCCTGCCCCAGAGTCCCGCAGCCTCGATCTGCTTCTTCAGCTCGATCTGGGCCTTGGCAATCTGGTATTCCTCATCAGGCTCGCCGTAGACTTCCGTGGCCTGCATGGTGCCCGTGATTTGGATTGGCTCCCGGAAGATCTGCGTGTAGGAGGTGATGGTGGTCTTGGTGGTCGAACGGACAGACCCCAGCGCCGCCCCTTCCGCGAATGCCGAACCGATGATGCGCAGAGCCTGAGTCACATTGATGCTGTCCTGCCCGGCACCACCGATGCTACGGGTAACGGTCAGAGTGTTGGAACTGATTGCCGTCACGCGGACGATTTCCTCGGCTGCGGAACTGGAATTCGCTTTCTGGACGGCCACCAAGTCGCCCACGGCAAACAGCGTCCCGTCACTGACCAGGATGCCCGTGGCAACCGAACTGATGGTCGCATTGCTGGCGTGGTAGTCCCACAGACCACGCACATCGTCTTCAATCTGCTCGATGCGGGGACTCTTGGAGGGTTTCTTGCGCTTGGCGTTGATGGACATCACGAGAAGAGGGGTTACATCCCTGTCCAGGAGGGCAATACGGTCTCCGATTTCCCTTACCTGGATTCCCTCACCTGTGATGGCCTGGTAGGTGGACCGTGCAACCACTACGTTTGCCATCTGATTTCTCCGTGTTCACCCAGCACGGTCTACTTCGGCGGCGCGCTACCCGAGAACGGATGTTCTCGGTTCCAGGAGTCGATCACCTTCTGCTGGTGCTCGTCGTCGCTCAGACCTGCCGGGGTGAACTTTCCCGACGCTGTGCGGCCTTGTCCCAACCCCTTGCCCACGCCCGCCATTTGCCGATCCTTTTCCTCTTGCTTTTTGCGGGCTTCGATGCCCTTCTGGAATGAGTCTCCGGGGGATTGGCGGTTTCTGCCACGGATCAATCGGACGGCGTACTTGTACTGTGCCACGGCATTTTCGAGCGGTGGAAGCGGCTTCCCATCCTTGGTGAAACGCATCTCCAAGAGGTCGGGGAGTTCCTCAAGCAACTTGCGGAATTCGCCCTTGTCGTAGAGTTCGTTCACCTCGGCGAAGGCCGGATCTTGCACGACGAGTTCCCGGGCCTTGCTATAGACTCGGGTGGATTCGTCTGCCTCCGCTTGCCGTCCAGCAACGTAGTTGTCGAGCAGGCCCGGGATCATGGCCGGGAGCATGGTCTGAAGGCCCATCGCCAACAGTTGCATCTCGACCTTGGTGACGTTGCGTTGCGCTTTTTCCAGGGCTTTCGGGTCGCCAGACTCGACGGCCTCCTGGTGCTGCTGCCACGCTTCGCCCATCTTCGCAGCGTAAATCGCTGCACCATCGCTCGTCAGCATCGGCTCGACGAACGACCCGGCTTCCTCGAAGGTTTGCGTCAGCGTGCGACCGGGGGTTTCAGTCGAGGGTGGTTCCTCGGCAGTCTTCCCTGGTTCTCGCTCTTCACGCGCTTGCCCTTCCAACCGTTGCCGCTTGATTTCGATGTCCGAATTGATCTTGTCCCGTATGAGTCCGCGCACGGACTCGTCTTCCAGAAGTTTGGGGTCGATCTTCCACTTCCGCGCCGCGATGGCATACAGTTCATCGGGATACTCCTCGCCCTGTTCCAGTGGCAGCAGTTCGTCGTATCCGAGAGTCTTTTTGCCCTTCGCTGCTGGCTCCCCCGGAGTCGCTTCTGTCTCGGTGGCCTCGGTTGGGGAGGGGCCTGCGTCGATTTCTTGAGTTCCCTCTGCCGCCGTGACTTGTTCGACTTCTTCGGTAGAACCTTCCGCCTTTCCCGTCTCGGAGGGGGTCTCCGTGGGGATAAGCGTCGTAACCATCGACCGCTCAATGTCGCTCGGGGTGGTTCCGGGCGTTTCTGCCATGCTCAACTCCTCGGCGACTCCCCGGAGGTTGGAGAGCCACCGAAGTCAGCGTGACAGTTAGGCTTGGGGGGGTGTCAAATTGGCGAGTGGTAGTTGCTCCGGCTTCGGCTTAAACAGGTTCGGCTGGGCCTCGACCGCCGCACCGTCGTAGCAGGCGCACTTGAAGAGTCCCAACTGATCCTCCTCGTACCGGATACGGCCAGTTCGGATATAGTCCTCAAGCGGTTTGTCGCCAGCCAAGAAGAAGCCCTGGTCAAAGTTCGCACCGTTTCGCTCAATCTCTACGGCAATTCGGAAAAGCTCTGGGTATTCCTGCTTCAGTTCAATCCATTGTCCCTTCGATTGGAACGGGCAGAAGTAGCAGCCAGACTTCCGGGGCACGGGTAACCTAGCTTCTTGGATGATGGCCTTGCAGCCCGGTCGGTCTATGCCGCGTTCAATCAGCGGGAAGACATTCTCTATCCCTGGATGTCCCGATGGCTTGGCGCGGGATTGTTCATTCGCGTCCATGCCGATCATCTGCCGACAATGTAAGTTGGCCTGTTCGCCAAGATGCCGACGGATGGGGCGTACCTTAAACTTGTCCGTGCACCACCGATGGGTCCGCGCGGGAATTATACGGTCCGCAAGGGCCATGTCTTTGAGGGACGGGTACTTGGGATTCCTGACGGTGATGAATTCCCCGCCATAGGATGCGACGAAGGGTTTGGCGTACTCCTCGATGAACCGGTAGGTCTCGGGATGCTCAACTCCGGTGTCTGCGAAGATCAGGGATTGCGGTTTCAGCATCACCATGACGGCCGTGCTGTTGACCCCAGCGCCGTAACTCAGGAATTCATACGGCCCGATTTTTCGCCCGCAGCCGGTCATCCCGACCGCCTTTTCCCCAGTCCCAAGAACATCTTGTAAATCGACATCTCGAAGTCAAACCATTCAATCAGTTCGTGCCCGCCTCGGTCGAAAAAGGCATCAAAATCCTCGCGGTCAAACGACCAGATATGTCCCGATTCCTGGAATTCGCCGCGGTCACCCTCCAGCGGGGAGGAAATCACCGAGTATCTGGCCTTCGGCAACCACCTCTTGACCATCCCCAACGGGTCTGCAATATGTTCCAGAAACTCGGTGAGAATCACCACATCGCAGTCCTCGGGTTCCACTGTCTGAGCATCCCCAATGCGCACGTCCATCTGCGGCCAGTCGGACTTGGCGCCAGCGACGGCTTCCAGGCCGCATTCGTAGCCGATAACGTCATGGTCCGCCGAAAACCACCCCGAAATATCCGCCCTCCCGCATCCGGGTTCGATGATTTTGCATCTTCGATTCAGGTCGGCCAACAACGTACCTAGCACGCGCCGGGTGAGTAGGATGCGGCCCAGCTGACTGGTTTCGACAAAGCGAGGCGAGGGTCGATTGGCCACATGGAAGGCCAGACTCTCCGCTGCGGTGCGGTCCTTGAGTCTCAGCACCCCTATACCCGCCTCCCGACCCCGATGGCGATGGTGTAGTCGGGCAAACTCAGAATTTCCTTGCGGATGACCTCATGCTGCCCTCGTTCGAAGAACTCCGACCAGTCGGTCTCGGAAATGGACCAGCAGTGCTCTCCAGCCGATACGTCCTTGGGCAAGTCCCCGTCGATGGGGCACGAAAGGACCGAATAGGCCGAAACCGTCAGCCACTTCTCTGCCAGCAACATCGGGTCGGCTACGTGCTCCAGGATTTCGGTCAATATCACGATGTCGCATGGCAGCGGGACGGCTTCCTGCACGTCTACAACCTCGACATTCATCCACGGATACCGCTTGGCTGCGGCAATGGCAGCGGTGGGCGACGCTTCAAGGCCCAGAACGTAATGCGCCCACGAGAAAAACCCTGAAATGTCGGCGGTTCCGCAGCCGAGTTCGACGATCTTGCCCCACCTATGGACCGGAGTTTTGTTCATATCGAGCAAGGCCACAATCACAGCCTCGCGGGTCTTCTCGATCCGGCGGGCGTGCCAAGGGTCATCCTCGTAAACCCGCCCCGGCTTCCGGGCATGGAGCTGGAAGCACTCCGGTGGCGTCCTTTCAACGAGTCTTTTCACGTTTCTTCCTCCGCCACGGACATCGGCATGTGGCCGTATAGGTGAGTCTGTGTTCTCCGGCCCAGTGGTCGGTAACGAGGGCTTCCTGACACCGGACACAGAACGCAACCCTAAAGGTCGCAGCTCCGCCTGGCGGTTCCGTAACGCGAGTAAACCGGTACATTCCACGCATATTTCACCGTGTTCCCTGAACGGGTTTCCACCCGTGCGACCGGAGGTACTCCCCTGGCGTCCTTTCAACGAGTCTTCGCATGGGCCACCTCGACGGCACGGCGTATCCCCTCAGCCAGCGTTATCTTGGCCTCGAATCCGTGCGCCCTCGCCAGGGTTGTGTCGGCAACTCTACGTGGTGAGGATGTTGGCTTCGTCCGGTCGGCCACAACGGCCGGACGGTATCCAGTCGCCGCAGCCATCATCAGAGCCAATTCCAGGAAATTGGTGCCGATTCCCGTTCCGATGTCGATGGGGATGCCTCGCGGCGCGTTCTCAATCACCCAAACGAAGGCGTCGCTTAGGTCGTCAATGTGTATCCAGTCCCGAACCGTCTCCAGTGACCCCCAGACCGTCAGCGGATGCTCATGCCGTATGGCACGCCCCAGCAGGGCAGGGAACGGGTAGGAATCCGCTTGGTCCGAAGCGTAGCCAGAAAAGGGCCTCAATATGACCGTAGGGACACCCGCCTTGTGAAGTTCCTGGCAAAACCGCTCACCCGTCAACTTCACCCAGGCGTAGGGGTCTTCGGGATTGTCGGTGGCACACGAACTGGGGTAAATGAACGCTTCCCTCGGCGGATGGTCTGCAACGTACTGGCAGACGGCGTAGTCCAGGCGGATGTCGGCATACTTATCGAGTCCCCCTGCCATGCGCTGCGAGATATCAAGGATGTTGGCGCCGAGGTGGACGACCAAGTCAAAGGTGGGAACCTCAATGCCATGCAATCGCTCAAACGCCCGCCGAGAATCGAGCCACTCCTCGAATGTCGCCGTCACGGCGCACGTAAAGAGCCACGGGTCAATGCCGCTCACAGCGTACCCCACGGCCTCCAGTTTCGGAACCAGGTGTCGGCCTATGAAACCGGCAGCTCCGACGACCAGCGCAGTCTTCATTTCCTCTCCAACTCCGTCCCCTCGGAGGCCACCGCTGCCTCGCCAGACGGGCCAGACTCGGTTTTGGCACTCCGGGGCGTCCCAGCCCCTTCCGATGCCTCAGACCCCCCTGGTCTCGTGATACCAAGGCATTCCTCAGGCCCCGGCGGTGCCCCGAACCCACATTTCCCCAGCATCTCCGTCAATCGCAGGCGCAACGAGTGTTTCTCCCTGACTTCCTTGCACCCCGCCGCGGCTATGACCTCTCGATCCAGGTCACGCTCCATGAACTCCCTCAGAATCTGTGCGAGGAAGCCCAAATTCGTGTGCCGGTAATAGACGAGGTGCCTCGTATGGGCAAAAAGCTCCATGTTCTTGCCCGCCGCCGCCCCAAGCGCTGGCTGGAGCAAGAAGGTTCCACAGGCCATTACCTCAACTGCCTTCGTCACCAAAAGCTGGCTAAGGGACGGCAGGTTGAGAAACACCTTGATTCGCCGGTAGTTAGCCGCCAGCCTCAGCGCGGTTTCCTCCGGCGACGGGCCTTCGATGTCCTGCACCGCAACGTTGCCGCACAGGAGCGAGACGCCTTTCAGGTGTGGGCGCAACCTGTCCAGGTAAGTCAATCTCGGCCCATAGAGCGACCCGATAAAGCCGATGTCAATGTCCTTGCCTGACGGCAGGGTTCCGACGCCCAAGCAGGTAATGCAGTCCGAAGCCGGGGGTCCGTTGCGGCACTGCGGGCACAGGTTCGGCTTGAAAATCTCTGTGTCCGCCCCGAACGGCAGATAGTGGCATCGGTCGGGGACTCCGAAGTGCGGCTGGCAGTAGGTCTCCGCATCCTGAACCGCCGGGAAGAAGTGGAAGTCCAGGAGCGGACGCAGGGCAGCAAAGTCCGTGTTCTCATCCTCGCGGGTAAACGATTCGTGATACCAAGCCGCTTTCGGTGCCTTGACCTTAGTCAGCCAGTCCTCTCGGCTTACCTCATCCCAGAACCCGAAGCGGTCCTTCGCAAGGACATGCTCCGCACCGCTCACGATAATTAGGTCGCATTCGTTCAGGTCGGCCACCCTCGCCGCAGGTTGCCCCCACCGACCACGGGGCAGGTCGAGAACTTCGTATCCCATACGCTTCAGAGTGCGAGGTATCCCGTCCGCAACATCCCAAGCACTCATTATGCCAGCAGGGTAGACAACTGCGATTCTCTTGCTCATTAACCCTCACAAAGAGGTTCGGGGGTTGCCATACTCTCCAACCTCTCCCGCGGACTGGGTCCGTACCGTAACTCGCCGCCCATCTCTTCGCTCGTTTGCAACCTCCTCACCCGGATTACCATCTCCATCGGCCGGAACCCGTGGGCCGCGTTCGTGAACACCTTCCGCACGGCTTGCCGAACGGCGTCGGGCATGTCCAGAGCCGCAAGGTTGGAGAACTGGTGCCGCCGCGCCGCCTTGGGCAGGCCAGGCAGATCAACGCGCACACGGAAGAATTTGCTCTCAGGTCGCACTATGGGGATGGCGCGCGACGTGCATATTCGCGCAGAACTTCCAACAAGGAGGCGTAGGTCGCGGATTTGGCGCCCCACCGAAGGACGCGGAGAAATTTGGGATCGTCGGTCTCGCTTTCGGCGACCATGCGGGACCGCCATTCGTCCTCTTCCTCGCACAGTACCGCTTGCAGGGCGGCGACCAGTTCATCATTGCTCAGAAGTGCTTGGAGAGCACCGTGCTGGGCCAGTGTCAGTGCCATGTTCGGCTACCAGAGTCCCTCGAATGCCCCGGATTTTGCAAGGCGCAACATCGCAGCCTGAAACCGGGGGTCATCGTCATCGGTGTAGTTCCAGCGATCGACGTGAACCATCTCATGCAAGAGCATCAGCCGCGCCAGTTCCGGCGACCAGCGCAGACGGTCGTTGATGAATATCACGTACTGACCGGTGGCGGGATCGAAGATGGCCACTGCGGGTTCGTCGGCCAGGTCTGCACTCCAACCCGCTACGGTGCCGTGCGGCAATCGGTCACCGAAGTACCGCTGGTTGTATTCGGCAAAGGCCTCCGCCAGTGCCGCACTCACTGTCCCGGTGATCTTCTCGGGGTCCGGCCTCCTCGCCTTGTCGCTTGCCGCTCCGCAGAAAAGGAGAAATAGTGCGGTGAGCATGAGGATGCCCGCCAAGATCACCTTCACGACTTCTAGTGCCCGCCTCATGGTTTCCTCGGCCCGCCTCAATCTGGTTTGCTTATCCGAAACGTCCCGCCCCGTTCCGCTGGGACGCTTTCGGGAACGTCTTTCACCGATTCATAAGGCATCGTTTTTCCTTCAATCGTCAATCACTCAATCGCCCAATCACTCAATCAGTAGACTTCCCCGCTCAACGTATTCAGTTGCAGGCAACTCGCTACCACTGTTCCCCCGGCGGTCTTTACGCGGTAGGTATAGAACGATTCCGGCGAGAGTCCTGTCAGCGTGGCCGTGCCATCTCCGGCAATCGCCACCGAGGAGCCGTAACTCCCGCAGGTTGTCGGAGACTTCCAGGGCGTGCCGTCGCCACTCGCCAGGCCGTATTCTACGGTTCCCGAAGTCAACCCCGCCGCGCCTACTGCCACCGACATCGTTGCTGGCGCGGCCATGAAATCGTAAATTCCGGTGGTCGCGGCGAAGGTGTATTTCCTGTAGTTATCGGTGAAGTTGCCGAAGTTGCGCTTTTCCCCACCATAAGGGAAGGTTTTCGTACAGGCGGGTTGCGCGTTACGAATCACCGCGCAGGGCACGGTCATAATCGTGGTCCAATCCAGCGTGCCCGAAGCCGTCACCGCCTCGACGCCGTTGTAGGCGTTGTCGTAAGCGTATTCGCCACCCCACTCCATCCAGGTCACAGCGTTATCCACAACTGTCGCAAAAGCAGTTGTCGGCCAGGTCGGTTCCGTCGTCGCATGACTCTTTCCGAGTGTCGTCTGGCATTTCCCGCCATAAGCACGGTAGACGTGCCCATTGGCTACCGTAGGCCGAACGGTGTCACAGTATTGATAGGTCGTGTTTGCCGCCCAGGTCTCACCCTTGCCCATCGTCTTAAAACCGTAGGCGCGCAATTCAGTCGGGTCATCGACGAATCCCCAGTTGTTCTGACCGATGGTGGCGTATTTTCCCGCACTCGTCCGTGCCGAGAAGGTTTTCTGAATCATCGCCCCCAACTCGTCAGCTCGATGCACCTGACTGCCGCCCGCGAAACCCAGCCCGGTGCTTGTGGCTGTCCCAGGAAATGAGACTGAGGTGTCCTCGAATAGCGCACTGTCGCCCTCTGCCGTCCGCCAGCGCGAGATGAAGCCACCGGCCGAGGTGAACTCACCGACGTTGATGATGCTCTCGGGCGTCCCCCGCCAGATGTCCACCAATCCTGCCGCGCCTTTAACCAGATTCACTTGGTCCGATCCCAGCGCCTCCTCCGTCATCACCATCAACGAGGGGAAGGCGTTCTTGATGCGCCGCGCCAGAACCTCGAATCGCCGCATGGCTGTAAGGCGTTTGAACTGCGCCAAATCTTCGCGGACGTTGTTGTTGATCCCGGTGGCGCGTTTCACGTAGGCACAAGAAGTCGTTGAAGTATCGGTCAGCGGCGACCATGTTGGGGTCCCGCTACCGCCCAGCCAAGTATTGGCCCCATTCTCATCCATGAAGCCCGTCGAGGCTGGCGCTCCCGTCAGTTTCCACGCCACCAGGGCGTAGCGCAGGTCGGTATAGGACGGGCAGGCGGCACTCAGAGTCACAGAATTCGGCGCGCCCGCCACACTGCTGATGGTGTACTTGGTAACACCAGAAGTGACCGACGTGCCCGCCGCGTTCATCGCGTAAACTAGATAGCCCACTTGGGCGTTCGTGAACTTGCCGGTGTCGGTCAAGGTCGAGCCGGTGCAACTCACCGGCTGGCGATAATGCGGGCCGATGCGGAACAGACAGTCAGTGTGCGGATTCGTTGTCCAGGCCGTCGTCAGCGTTACCTGAGTCGTGCTGTCCACGGTTGAGATGCGGCGGGTCTGACCAATCATCGCTGCCGAACAATTCCCGCCCCCGCCATCGGCGGTAATCTCAATCATCGACCCGCGGTCAGTAGCCAAGTACGGAGATTCCGTTACGTCAGTCAGCGTAGTATTCCCAGATGCGGTGACATGCTGGTTGGTGCGCGACCCTTCCGCTAGAATGTTGTCTACCGCCGCCTGGCCCCAACTGGTGTAGTTCGATCCCCAGGCGGCGTTCAGAGAGGCCAGGGCCGTGAGTGCATCGGCACTGGTGTAACTGAAGTCATCGTAAGTCGGCAGGTCCGTGTCGGTCTTAATGGCGAATCCCGACCGCTGACCCGGAGTTGTGCCGCTGGGGAAATCATACATCCAGTTCAGCGTGACGGTTCCTGCACCATTGATGCGGCATTGGAGCGATCCCATAGTCTTGCAATTCGGGTCGTAGGCCCAGCGCAGATAGCGCCGGAAGGCTGCCCGGTGATTGTTGATCGGGTTGATGGTTCTCCCGACATAAGGATAAGTGCGCGTGCCGCTGCCGTTCTTGTTCGCGGGAATAAGCGGCGCGGAAAGCATCGCCATCAGGCCGATGTCAAAATGCTTGTCGCACGATCCCCAGCCTTGCAGGCAGTCCGATTCACTAGTGTCAACAATGGGATTCCAGGGGGCGTTCAATTCACTGCCCATCGTGCCGTAGACCCAGGACACGCTCGTGGTGGTGTTTAGTTGGTCGAGGATATCCTTGGTTGCAGCTTCGTAAGTTGTTCCCCAAACGTCCGTCCAGCCAGTGCTGTTGAAAGCTGAACCATCAAAGACGTTGCCGAGGGGTTGGTCGTATTTCGTGTAGTAGGGACTCGACGTAGTTCCCGACGTTATCTGGAACGCTCGCCCGCCCCAACTGCTTTCGATGGGCGCGACGTAGCTATTGGTGTAGGTGGTTCCGTCCCCGAGTCCCGCGTTCTCCTCGTATCCGGTCTGCGGACTTATTTGCCAGGTCTTCGGGCACCCCCAGCCGCAGAAGTTTATGCCCCAATTCTTCAACCGGAGCGTGCCGTAGTAGGCGCAGGGAGCGTATCCGCCGTACTTCGTATTGCAAACGTTTACCGGTGTCGTGATCGTGCTGATGTTGGCGATGCTGAAAATATAGGTCAGATGCCCCAGCGGGTTAATCCAGCCCCGCCGGTTGCCGATGTCGGTTACATAGGGCGTGTCCCAAATCGAATAACTCGCTCCCACCTTGCCGACTGACGCGGCGTTGATGCTCGGATAGGTCGAGCCATTCAGCATCGCGGTCGCTTCTACGGTGAGCGTATCGCTGGTGTTGTCCAGGATGCGCCAGCACATCAGGCCCTTGAGGCGTTGCGGGGCTGTGCCACTGGGGGGTGCGGCAGAATAAACCGCCAGGGGGGTGTCCACGTTCGGACTGACATAGTAGTAGTACGTCGCCTTCACCGTGTTCGTGGAATCCCCCGCCAGAAACGCGAACGGTGCGGGCGGCTCAATCGTGAGTGTGGTTCCGACGATACTGTATACCCGCACCCAAAATTCCTTCACCGTACCCTGGGCGAAGACCACCCAGCGGCCCGCCACAATGTTTGTGGCTGAAGCCACGGTGAAACTCGTGTCACCCACGGCGGAATCTGACACTGTGGTGTCCACCGCCCGTGGCTGGAATTGGTGCGCGGTCCACGATCTTGCGCTGTCGGTCAAGTGGGTCGCGTCAGGGAAGGAAGTCACCGTGCCGCATTTCGAGCAACTGAGGCTCGAAACGCCCAGCGCGGTGTCGCCGTTCCAAATATCCTGCGTCACCTGGGCGCGGAGGGGCGCAGTCAAGAACAGGCCGAGAATAAAGAGGCGTTTGATCATTGATGCCAGACCAGGAACATTTTCGGCGTTATCTTGCTGCTGTTGGCCACGCTGAAAGTTGCCTTTAGGATTATCGCAGCAGTTGTGTCCTCTGCCGGCGTGCCGATGATAGCTGCTTGGGATGTACTGCCGACCCCGCCCGCATGTTGCGTCATGGTCTGAGCATTCGTCACACCTGTATTGTTGCAGAGAACCAGCGATGAACCCCAAACCCCAGTGCTGGTAGAAGTCGAATTGGCGATTGATGTTCCGCCAAAATACCATTTGTAAGTCGTGGCATCGGTCCCGGTGGTATGCTGGGCGAAAACTTGCGCCCGGATGCAGCCACCAGAAGGAATTGTATTTGCTGGGACTGTGTAAGTGTAAATTGTCAGGTCAGTGCCATCGCCGGTGATTTCCGCCGCCGCGTCTTGCTTGTTGAGGATAGGGTCCGTGCAGGTGACAACTCCGGCTGCACTTATCGCCGTCACATGCTGACCAGCCGCGCAGGTCTGTGGTTGCACGGCCACCGAGTCGGCGTCGGGAACCGTGAATGTGCGTGCTCCCGTGGGGTCGGTTACGGTCACGGTGGTGGCGTTTGTGCCTGCCGTCGCGCCATCGAGCACGATGGGCGTTGCCCCCTGGAAGGTCTGCGCCGCCGTGAAGGTATTGGCGGTGAGCAAGGCTCCGGTGTTGTTGCAAGTCCACACCCCCGAGGCCACGCCACAACTTATCCCAGTGCCCGTTGCAGCTAGGCGACCGAGGCCGAGGGTTGTGGCCGTCGAGACGGGAAAGATGGTGTCCGTACCCAGCAGCGCCGCGCCGCCAGAAACCACTACCCGTCGCTGGACGCCATTCAGATAAACATAAGCCTCGTCAGGATTAGCGTGCGCATGTGATGTGAGCCAGAGCCAGCTATTCGCCACGCCCACGGGGTCAGTGTCTTGTGGGGTCAGTTTTAGGAAGGTTGCACCAAATGGCCCGGCATAAGCGCCGGTGGTGGCATCATCCGTAAATTTGGAGTCCCCGACGGTAGTCGTCGTCGCAAACTTCGAGACCGTCCCTACCGTGCCTGGGCCAACGGTTCCTCCAATGCCGGTGCCGTCTATCACTAGCTTCCCGTCGAAGGTCGTCAGAAACCCCCGAGAGTTTCGGATCGTCTGAGCGGGGTCGTAGGTGGGGTCCGTGCTCAGCATCACCACAATGAGTCCAGCGTTCGTTACCCGCAGCCCGTTGGAGTCAATGTAGTCTCCGCGGAGACCCTGCGGCCTGAGCAGAAGGCCCGCCAGAAGACCAGCAAGAAGTAGAACGTGCCGTATTCTCGAAATCATTGGTTTTTCCTCAGTGGTTATTGAATCACCACCACATTACTGCGGGCCGGAGGTGGCGCCGGTATGAGTGCAATCGACATCGCGCCCTTATAAGAGGTCTGCGCCAGTGTGACGGTCGTATTGCCGTAGGCCCCAGCCGAAGCCTTCGTGCCGGTCGCCGAACCGTGTCCGCCGCCCAACCCGATAGTGTGGGTGTTGTCGCCTCGTTCTGTGAGGCTCCCCAAGTCACCATTGGTCCAACTCGCAAACTGTGCCGTGCTCGTGGCGTTGTAGCTTGAGGTGGAAATCACAAAGACGAGGCAATCCGCAACTGTCGTCGTCGCTCCGGGAATTACGCCGGTGAGGTCGTCGGCTGCGCCATCGTTTCCCTCCGCATACACATTCCAGGGATCGCCGGAGGTTATGCAGCCAGAGAAGAGGTAGATGCGTGCCGTCGCGTGGTTGCCAGGGGCGGCAACGACGGGGGCACTATCGCTGCCCGCGCAGCGCTTCCAGTAAACCGCGAGCCGTGAGGCTGGGTCAACTGCCGCTGTACCCGCTGCCTTGTTTGCTTGGGCACCGAGCTCGACAAAGCCATTTGCCGTGGTAAGCGAAATTGCCTGGTTCTCGGATTCGACAACCAGAATGGCGATGTCACCGGCGACTGGAGCGTTCGGCGAAGCGGGATAGGGGGGAGTAATTGCACTCGAACCAGTCGTGAATGTCCCCGCCGCCTTGAAAGTCGCTGCGGCCCAACCCGACCCGCATCCAATTAGGAGGGCTAACCCAACAAGCACCGCACCGAAGCTAATTGATCTGCGCTTTGACATGAATCCTCACCACCGTCGGGGTGTTCGCCATCGCCGTGATTTGGAGGTTGTGCGGCACGTCTGCCGCGATAATCGCGTCGCTGAACGAGGTCGTGGTCTGGGAGTCCGTATCGCATACCAGCGTAGCCGTAAGGCTGTTCGTCCCTGCCGTGTTCGGCGTGGCCTCCGCACGCTCGTCGAACTGAATCGAGACCGTGCTGCTGGCAACGTCGGTCGAGCACGCCACACGCTGCAACGTCACGGCTGTAGGCCAGTAGAGTTGAATCTTGTTGGTGTCCGCCGTGGTCGGCAAGAATATGTTGATGGTCTTGGTGATGGTCTTGTTCGCCACGGCGAACTGCTCGATAGGCAGGGTACTCTTGACCTGATTGTCCAGGTTGAGCTTGGTCTCCCCCTGCAAGGTCAACGCCCAGGCTAGAAACAGAATGCCCAACACACCGAGATAGAACTTGAGTCTGCCCATAGTCACGCCCTGGCTAGTACCGATACGACGCCTTATGAACGTCCCCCGTCTTCGGGATCGCGCCCGCCACATAGACGATAGTGAGGCTGGTCAGCGTGTAGTCCGCACCTCCCGCAATCATCAACTGGCCGTTCTTATAGAGTGAGAGTGACCCGGCGGGACTCGGCGCGTTGGCCAGCGTGAAGGTGTCATTGGTCCCGTTGATCGTCCCGGTGGGAGCCACATTATCTACAAAGGTTCCACTCAGGATGCCGACGCAACCGAAGGCGTGACTCGTGGTGTTGTAGGTCAAGGCCTGCGTGCCGCTGGAGCAAGAGGGAACGGCGCCCCAACTCCCGGTGGCTGACGCGGTTGTTAGTATCACCGTATCGGCTGCGGCGTTGGTCGGTACGCTTGTGCCGTTCACTTTGACCACGGTCACCACGTTCGATCCCGAGGTCGTGGCATCCCCGGAAAGTTCCCCCGAACTCATTGCCGAACCACTGGAGCGGAGTACGCCAGCAGAGAGCGAACTCTGCCCCGTGCCGCCGCTGCCGTACGGCAAGATGCCCTTCACCTGCGTGGTGAGGTCAATTTGGGTGACTGCCGCAATGTTCAGGTACCCAAAGGCAATCAGCGCGGCATACAGCAGGGCAGAGGGAAGGCTCGCCTTTCGCCCCCAGGCCCCGTACATCGTCTTTCCTCGAATGTCTCGAAACTGCATTTCCAACCTCCTACAAGAATTCGTACCACGCAATCAACCCGCTACCCGCCGTCGGCGGATAGTTAAAGCTGATGGTATTCCCCGAAATAGTGAAATCGTTTGCCACGCCCGACCGCAGGGTCACGCCATTGAGTACCAGCCTCAGACTGGCTGGGGGTGAGGGTGCATAGGCCAGGGTGAACGTTGTGTTCGCCCCGTTGATTTCCCCCGTCGGTCCTTCCTCGTTCGACCAACTTGTTCCAGCCGTTTGATACCAGCAAAGCAGACTGCTTCCCGCTGGCGGCGGATAGTTGAAGGTGATGGTAGAACCCGAAAGGCTAAAATCATTCGCCGCGCCAGACCGAAGCACCTGGCCATTAAGTACCAGTTGCAGGCTTGCCGCCGGTGAAGGCGCATGAGCCAGCGTGAACGTTACATTCACGCCGTTGATTTGCCCTGCCGGACCTTCCTCGTTTGACCAGTTCGCCGTCCCTCCACCCGTGACAGAGCAATCAACCACTTTCGTGGTGGGGTTCCAACCGCACATCACGTTAGAGCCGACGAAATTCACCCGCGCCACGCCAGCGGGCCAGACTTTAACCCGCGTGCCCTCGTCCCGGATTTCCAGGAGTAAGGGATCGTGTGGTGTCTGCCCGAAGGCGTGAACGCAGGCAAGAAGTCCAACAACCAGAACCGCCCCCGCCAGGACGAGACGCCAGAACCAAAGACGCCTACGAGCCAATTTCCGCTCCCGACCCGCCGCGTTGTGCGTCAGCACCGAGTAAATCGCCCAGACCGTCAGCGCCTTGTCGTCATAGTCCGGGTGGGCAATGCGTCCTCGCCTCTTCAGCTTTTCGACCTCAACCTCGTCCACTTCGGGCCTGCTCCGGGCCAGACGCGGATATCCCTGGCTTTCCAACCACTGACGCAGGAGACCTTGAGGGGTTACTTTCATCAAGATTCATCCTGGAAGAAATCCGAAGCACCCGAAAGGGTCTCAACCCATCCCACGACATCCCCTGGTTGGAAAAACCTTCCTGGTGAGCTTTCGAAGGTGTAACTCAACCCGGCGAGGAGTACGGTTCCCTCGGTGTTCATTGCCCCCTTGCGAACCCTGAAGTCCGTCGTCGGGTAGTTGGCAACACCCCGTTCCTCACCCACAGTAATCTTCCGGCAGACGGTCACGGCAACTATCGCTTCCGGGTCGCCGACATCGTTAACCACCAGATTTTGTATAGAGGCCATCACCGTTCTCCCCGACCACGATGGGCGTGTGTGGACACCGACCAAACTTACCCAGAGCAAAATTGCAATTCATACAGAGGAGGCGAAAGGCGTCCTTGGGCCAACCGCGTTTTTTCAGGCATCGGTACAGTTCCTCGCCACCGACTTTGTACGTCTTTCCAAACTCACCTTTCTGCCGCCCGTTGATGTGGTCAATAGTCAAGAAGTCCCCCTGCGTCTCACCGCAACACTGACACTTGCCGCCGTAAGCAGCGATGGCCTCCTGTTTAATCCTGAGCCGTGAAGTGCGACAGTACGTTGGGTGGTTGGGTTCCTCCGGGCGCAGGATCCCGCACTCGCGGTGCTTGGCGTGATAAGCACGTCCAGCCGCCCTTAGCCGTGAACAATTTCTAGCATAGTACCGTGCCTGGCACGCTAACCTATCCGCACGGTTGGTGTATGGCATATGACATTCCTTATCCAAGCCATCAGATACCCCCGACGTGGCAGGCCAGTTTGAACGATTCTGCCGCCACCGGAGTGCCATTGAATGTCAGGACGAGTGCCGTGGCGCTGGTGTCATTCGTGCTGAAAGTCACCGTTGGTTGGCTAGCGAAATCCTGACGGTTGCACGTAACAGGCGGCGCTGTGGTCCACGTCCCATCGTGGTAGGTGAACGTTATAGTGGGACTTGCTCCCTGGCCTGTCCCCGCCGAGGTAACGACAAACGAGAAGAATTGGTCTGTCCCACGCACGGTTCCCACGCTGGCGGTGCTGCCCCATCCACCAGAGAGGGCGAAGTCGCCGGCGGCGAGAGGGGTTCCTATAGCAGCTGATACGCGTTTCACCTTCACTAGACCATCCAACGAAACGCCACGGGCCGTGTTATTCTCCATGATATAGTTCCGTTCTCTTTCCGAAACAGTTCCGACTAGCTGACCAGCATAGAGGTGGATGATGTTCTCTGTCACTGCTGCCGTCGCGCCCAACATAGAGAATAAAGGCTCAACGACGCTGCCAGTTATAGGCAGAATGTTTATCAATCCTCTACGAAAGCTTGCACCATTCACCGAAAAATAGATGGTGCTTCCCACATCACTTAGAATTGATGTTTCCAGCTTGATACCGTTATTCAATCCGCTCAAGTCCAGCAACCGGGGAAACACCTCAATCTGCCCCGAGACCAATACATTGTCTGACTGATAAATGCGCAGGGCAAAATCGTTTGTTCCGCCGGTGTTTCTGTAGAAGTTTGAATTGTTAAAATGGAGGCTCCGCACCACACTAAGGAATAGGGCGTTGCCTATGCCGTTAGTGGCCACAGTAAAAAAGCAGTTTTCATCAAACGTCATAAAGCTCGTCGAGCTTGAGCCGCCAATCGTTTTAAACGCGCTGGCTACGCCGAACGTAGCACTACTTGTTATCACCGCCGGATTGTCAGCCCCAAACTTGGAATGCTCGACGGAAAAGATTTCAGCGGCCCGGTTATAGAGAGCCACAGTTCCGTTCCCGCCGTTCGCTGCCGGGCGCGAAGCAAGAGATACGTCAACCTGCCGGAGGGTGTTGAAGTCCGCAGACGTATTGGTAGTTGATCGCGCAAAAAGCAGGCCTACAGAGGGGATGCTTGCACCATTATCAATAAACAGGTTCTCTAGTGTGACAAGTCTTGAGCCAGTGAAGTCGAACATGATGCCGACATGATTTCCGCGCAGATTGGCGCCTCTCTGCTTTTCTAATACTCCGGTCAGGCTAGTCCATCGTGGCCCGACTAGAGATATTCCAAGCTGGAAATCTGTGACATCGATCTGAGAATTTAGAAGGTAAATCCCCGCTGGAAAGTAAACACGGCCACCCGAATTAGAAGCGCCAGCAAAGTAGTTCGAGTTAATGGCGGCTTGGACGGCTGCGCTATCGTCGGTCACCCCATCAGCCCTTGCTCCCCACCATTGAGGATAAACCTCTTTCACCGCACCATGCCCAAATACAACTTGGCCTGTACCTGCCAGCGAGAATATCTGCGCTACTGGAGCGGATAGAGGGCCGTTGATTGTTACCGTTATCCCGTTTGGAACAGCAAAGATTGAGCCAACGCCGAACATATGCTCTATATTTGCGGGGAAGGTCGTGTTTGCCCCAAAAGAATAGGTGCCTGCTCCCCAAAGTATCCTGACGTTCTTCGTTGCTGCCGTAAAAACATCGCTGGAAATCGTCTGCGCCCCTGGCAGCCCGCGTGCATCCACGGTGCCGCCCGTAGCAGGCAGAGCAGCGATTGCCGCTGCGATCTTCGCGCCTGCGTCTGCACCTGGAAAAGTGTGTGCGAGCAGTACAGGAAGCGCCCACCCAGGTCCGACCAAGTTCAGGTTGCCACCGTCCAATCGGGGGTAGGTCGTGTCCCCCGTTGGCGCCGCAACCACCGGGGACGTGGTGATCGGCGTGGCCGAGTCCAGGTTGTAGGTGGTCCCGGTAATCCGATGGTCGGCACTTCGGAAGGGTCGGCTCCCCTGGAAGAACGTCACGCGATAGAACGTGGTGGCGGGTGTGATGGTGTCGTTCGCCTGAATGGTGACTCCCGCCTGCAACTGCGCTGGCGTGATCCTCAGCGGCTGGGTCTGGACGACGATATTCGTGCCCGTCACTCTCGGGACGTTCGAGCCGAAGTTCATCAACTGAAAAGTGGCGTAGTCTCCCGTTCCCGAAAGCAGGTTGCCCTGCACGTCCTTCATCGTCCCGGTCACGGTAGTGGCCCAGGCCGATGAAGCCCAGAGGAGGGCGGCAAGTAACGCAATGGCGCGAAGTTTCATTCCTAGCAACTCCTCAGTTCAGCCTGGCCGGATTGCCGGGTACCTGCTCCCTGTAAACTGCGAGCAACTGCATCATTCCCTCTCGGTCAACGTGGGTCGTAATCGAAAGAACCTCGACAGTCCGCGACCAGTCGTTGTATCCCTTCTCGATGCTCAACCAATTCAGTCCTGCGAACGCTTTAACCAGCACCCTGTCCTCCCTTCGCTTCGGAGGCAGGCAGCGCAACCTCGGGTTCGTAAGTTGCCGCAAAGATGTCTGACTTGCAGGGGTAGAGTTCACCCTTCACCCCCCTGATTACCCAGTCATCCTCTGAGGCAATCATCACCCCCTCCAAAGTCGGAATCGCAAGGCCCATCTTGTCGGTAACTTCGTGTCCCTTGCGCGGATGGCCGTCCGGTCCGAGATAACACCCTTCTGGCTTGCCGTCCGAAAGCTTCCCGACTCCCGCGTGTTCGCACATCTCAGACCAGTTCCCCCACGTTAGTTGCACCGCCTCAATTACAATCGGCTTTTTGCGGAATCTTGGCATCTCACGTCCTCTTTACCTGTTCCCCATCGGAGGGAGTCACCGCCGGTTCGGTCAATTCCTGAGCCGCCTTTGCTGCCTGATTCAGTCTTTCCACGCTCTTTAAGGCGTCCCGAGCGTCGAGGTCTGCGCTGGGGCTGAGGCCGGTTTTTTGTAGGATTTCGTTCTGTACCTCTCCCGGCAAGTCGTCCCACTTCAGGGCCAGCGAAATGCTTACCCGAGTCTCAGGCACTCGCGGGCTTGGCGGCATCTCAGGATTGAGCAGCTTTTCAGCGTCCCTCGCCCGGAACGTGCTGGCCAACTGCTGTGCGGCCTCGCGCTTGTTCCACAGGATGGGGTCGGCACTTGCCACCAAGTACAACTTCTCAGCACTCGACCTCTTGAATTCGTCGTCCAGGGCCAAGGTGCTTCCCAATTCCGGGATGACCTCCAAGTCTTCCTGGAGTTCGAGCGGATCCTTTATCGTCACTGCCGCACGTTCCCCTGGGGCACCGCTTGCCAGCGTCATCATTGAACTGTCCGCCTCGGCTTCCGGCGCTGGCATGAACTGCTTCGGAATCTTGGGGATTTCCGAAAGGCCCTGCTGCGCCATGAGCAACTTGATGGTCGTTTCCTCAGCCAGAGATTCGTTCAGGCGCTCAAGTTCGTCAGCCGACAGTGCCTCACCAGCTCTTTGTTGGAGCATCCCGAGTGTCGCCACCTGAGAGGCTCCTGGAACCGCCTGACTTTCCACGCCGAAGGAATTGAGGGAGGGTTCAGCGTTCTGCATCTGCATAAGGATGGCTTTTTCCGACTCCCAAGCCTCACGCGGAACTTGAACTGTTATGGGTGTACCAATGTCGCCCGGCGTTTTTACGCGAAAGACCCGCATACACCCCCGGTTCTGAATCTGCTCCGGGATGTCCGCACCCTCACGGATGGGCACGAGCGGCATCAAGGCCGCAGTAACTAAATCGGTACGTTGCGCTACAGTAACATTGTGCAAACGCATAAGATGCCGCAGGATGCGTGGCGAGGAATCCCCCACACCCCACAAAAGGTCTGGAATCGGTGTGAATGACGAGAGGTTGTAGCGACCGTTGAGGTCCCACGGCAACGGCATGTACCCGTCGTCCTTGTCACTCTCCGTGTAGTTCAGGAGGTGCTTGTCGTTCCCGATCCAACGCACGTGCGGCCAGCCGTCTTTGAAGACGTACTCGCTGGTAATCTTGAACCGTTTGACCGGGAGGAGTTTCACGTCCACCAACGGTTCGGTCTTGAAGATTGCCGACCGCAGTTGGGCCTTCAGATCCTCGTCCTTAGCAGCCGAAGTGGTAGAGTACGAAACGCCATCGAGGAGTTCCTGCAAGCGCTTGGTGTCGAATATCGGTCGCTCTGGGGCCTGGGGGTCGCGGGGATCGGAATACTTTTGCTTGGCAAAGTAGGCCAGCCATTCCACATCGCGCATCGCTTCCAGGATTATCCAGGCCGCACTGTGCAGACTTTCGAACTCTGGCTCTGGATAGAAGTCCCCCAGGAATACGAATGAGGATACCGGACCCTCGTACTTGCGGATCGCCTCGCGCCGGAACATCTCAGGGCCTACGGAGGCCATAAGTTCCTGTGTCTGCTGCGGAGGGAAGTCCTTGTATGGCCGAGTCCTTTTCGTCTGGATTTCGTCCACGCTCGGGAGTTGCAACTTCCCAGTCTCATCGTCCATGACGACGCCGATTTCGGCCAGTACGTCTTCGGTCTTCCTACGAAACCGGCGATTCTCGATCACGGTGTCATACCAATGCGCCTTGACGGACAGACCAAACAGTTGTGCCTGGAGAACATGGCGCCGCTGGACGACTTGCTCATGCGCGCGATCCCACTGATACGCCGCGAACCCAGTCCACCACTCGGCGACTTGCGGACTCTTCGCGTGAATCCGCAGGGTCGGAGGTCGCGCCGTGAGTTTCGCCGTCTTCCGCCGGACGACACTCCAGAAATCGGGCATACAGATGTTGGTGCGAGTCGTGTCTTCCTTCCCCGTCTTGGGGTCGGTGATGGGCACGGTGCGGCACTTCATGTACCGCCAGACTTCCTCGAACTCGCCCCAGAAGTTGTCCCGCGTCCAATCACGCGAGGCTTTCCGGCGTTCGATGGTGTCACTGACCCGAGAGTCCAAACCCGCTTGGGACATGAATTCTCCGCTACTGTGCTGGTGCCGGTTCAGTGCGCTTGACTTCCGGCTTCCCCGGCCCCGCTTGCGCCCTCTTGATCCAGTATTTGCACTCCTGAATCGCCCCATCTATCGCGTGGAGGTTCGCCAAGGCCTGTTCCCTTGTGTTCTCCAGTTCGCCTAGATGCTTCTGTAATTCCTCGACCTTGACGACCGGCGCTGGCGCTTCTGCCTTCTGCGCGAACACCCCAGGCGTAAGAACCAGACCTATCAGAACGATGGCTACCCAACGTCGCATCATTCCTCGCTCCCTACGGGCAAGTCGTATTGACTGAGACAGCAGTCGCCGCGTCTGTGTCGTAGATGAGGTAGCGAACCGTGCCAGCCGAATCCTTGAAGCTCATCAAACAAACAGCGTTGCCGGTTTGGGCCACCTGTTTAGCGGCTGAAGCGTCGATCAGAACGGTTGCTCCAACAGCGTTTGACTCAGAGTCCATGCGGATGAATGAACCCAGATTCTTCCCGCCGCCACCCGCCACGCCGTTGTTGGCAAGTCTGAGGACGGTGGCCACCCCACTGTAGGTTTGGTTCGAACCCGTTTGTACCGAAGCGTAGAGCGCAGAGAGTTCGGTGCCGAACACCTCAGTGTCGTCGGTGTCCACATTGACTTCGAGGCCGCGTGCAACGGCGGCATCCTTGCCCTTCGTCAGCGCCTCGATGTACGCGCCACGCAAGGTTCCGTTGGCCGAATCCTGATAGTTTGCAGCCTGGAAGTACCCACCTATGATCGCGCCGGTCATCGAGGCGACGTTGTTGTTTGACCGGCCCCGGACGGCGATTTGGTCGCCAGTCAGGGCGTTGGTGAGCGATTCGACTTTGCTGTAAAACGTGGTGGAGCCAGCCGCCGTAGTCTGGGCAGAGTTGAAGATGTCCAATTCCTTCGGTGTGGCGCTGGCAAGTGTCAAACCATTCGAGAGGACAATATCTGCCGTGCCGATGGTGGTGCCACTCAGGTTGACCCCGTAGGTGAACCCACCCCCGCCGTCACTCCCGTAAAGAAGGTTGGTCACAGCCTGTGATGCGGACTCGTTGTATCCCCAGAATGCGTGGAAGTTGGTCACTTTGCTCGCGTCGGCGAAATCTGGAGCCATGTAAGACCGAACCCCTACGAAGGCTGTCCCGTCGTGTGCGGCTAGACTGGCCGTTGTCCTTACCGCGCCATCTACACCCACCGACGTGATTGCGTCCGCGCCAGGGTAGGTATCCGCATCAATGTACGTCCTAAAGTGCCCCCCACGGATTGTCAGGCTTCGGCCAGCGCCTCTTGCACGCACGGCCGACTCGATGCCTGTCACGGTGGCTTGGTCTTCGATGACTGCCGTCCGGTTGTTCTGGACATAGAGGGCCACACCCTCCTCTCCCACGGTCGGGCCAACAGTCGTAGACTTGATTAGCGTAAGCCCATCCCAAACGTCGGTGTCACTCGCCCGCAGGGTCATCCCGTTGGGAAACGTCAGGCCTGCTGCCCCGAGGTTGATGACGTACTTCTGTCCATTCGCCCCGGTCAGCGTGATTTCGTTCGACGCCGTGGTTCTGACGAACACGCCATCGGTTCCCGCCGGCAACCCGAATATCAGGTTGTAGGCATCTGGAACCCAGGAATCTCCACCCGCCGCTCCACTCCACCGCTGGCCGTGCATCGGCAAGGCGAAGAGAACTCCTGCCACCACCGTCAGTAGTGCAATCTGTAATCTGCCTTTCATTTCCCCCTCCTGTTTGCCTGCATAAACTCCGCCCGCAGGGACTTCACTTGGTCCAGAATTTCCTCTAGGCGCTTGTCCGTGGCTCCGGTGAACTGTGAGAACTCGCGGACTGATACCGCACTTTCACTCAGAACCTCGTCAGCATGTTTCAGTTCACCGATCTGCGTCTTGATTGTGCTGATTTCGACAGCCGCAGACGTTGCGCCCCTTTCCATTGATAACCTGTCCGCTACGCCCTTACCGCCAATCCCGACTACGATTCCCAAAACCCCGACAATGACGGTCAGTCTCAGGCCGTTGACTCCGTTTGCCATCAGTAGCTCACCCCTTCAATTTCTGCGGGCGATCCGCCAACCGCGTCCGCTGGCTTGGTCTGGCTTCGGTGTCCGTCCTTGCTCCGGCAACCCTGACGCCTCACGGCGCAAGGGTGTTGGACTCTCACCAACGTATTCACCGCGACAAAGGTCGCCCGCATTCTTAGTAACTCACCCCTTCGGCCAGTCTCGGCAGCAACGTCGGCTCCACATGCTCGACGAAGGCCGGGTCGGTAATTTCGATGTAGCGCATGAGGTCGGTAAGGCACTTCCGCTTCGGGAGCGGTACATCCGCAGGATCGCGCCGTGCGGCTTGTTCCGGCGTCAGCACTGGGAATCGGTTGTTCTCCAATTCGAAAATCAGTTCCGGCAGGGTCTCGAACACCAGTATCTGGCTCTGGATGCGCTCGCCAGTCTCATCGATCACCTTCCTGGGCCGCAGCCGCCGACCTACCGCATCCCGACCAGCCTGGAAATCGCGCTTCGCTGGTTCGCAATGGATTCCGAGTTGCGCGTACCTGTCCCAAAAAGTCTCTGCGCCCTCTTTCCCCCACTTGCGTTCTGAGGCTATGGCCTTCCCGTAGGGGTCCATAATCCGCCGCGAAATCACCTCGTCCTTGCCGCCGTTGTCAGCAAAGCCTCCGGGACCGAAGACGTCGCACTGTTTCGACTCGACCATCTTGATGGTGGCCACGTAGTCGTCGATGTGGTACAGGTCGTCGTCTTCCGGCACGTCTCCCGGCTTGCCGTAAATCTTCGAGGGCCAATAAGACCGGTAATAAACATGGTCATCCCCAGGTGACACCGCCACCCACAGAAACGCGTGGGGCCTTCTGGGATGGGGATCAATTGCCATGTACCGTGTCCAGGAAGGCGGGACAGGGAAGGGGGTTATGACCGTGAGTTCGCGCTGGAACTCAGGGAATAGGCGGGTTCCCAGGAAGGCCCCGAAGTCAATCTCTTGTTCTTGGTTCCAGTTGGCGACACTCGGCGCATGTGGCTTGGCGATAGCCGCCCATTCCGGCCCCTTGGCTGGGTCTGCGCTGTAATGGAGTCTGAGGACTTCGATTCCCAGCGGGGACGTCGCCTCCCGGCAACCTTTCGGCGGCGGGAACGACTGTGCGCTTGGTACGGTTTCTAGCATGGGTACAACCGCTAGTCAAGAAAAAACTTCTGGATACAACTAATTGTGGGTGCCGCTCCAGGCCTCCACACAAATATCGCCAAAGAACGACGGTGCAGCACTCGACACCGCGATAATTTGGCTGCACACTGGCTCCGCAGCTCCGTAGCTTTCCCGGAACTCGTCTAGGTGCGCCGCTTCGTCGAAGATCACAATCGTCGGGTGGTACTGCCGAATCTG